TTACAATCCACTGCCACTTCCAATCGTGTTCCTCATTCCATTTATTATTTATCTTCATCTTTAGGCTCCCATAGTTTAAAGGTTTGGTCCTTCTCATTAAAATCTCTTAACATATAAACAAGTCTAGCTTGTTGTATTGCGTACTCTTCATCTTTACCTGCTTTAGCATAAGTTTCAACAATGGTTTCCCAATATTTATTTGGCTTAACCTTTGCAAGAATCTTTGCCGCTCTTACTTTGCCAATCTTAGGACATCCTTTAATACCCAATATGACATAAAACATATTTACCAGGTTCTTGGTACATACGTGATACCCCTACATCATCAGCCTCTACATTATCAAAACATAGGGCTCCCATTTCATTCAACATATACTCTCTAAGGGGCACAAGTAGTTCTAATGGCACCTTTTGAGGCTTTCTATTACTCTTATAATCGTCAGCTACATCATACCTAAAGGTGCGCTTAGGGCTTAGTAATAACACTCTATCGGTGCAATTGGTAGTATCCATAATGCCTTGTACAAACCCTTCCATCTCTTTTACGGCGGTACCCCAATCAGTGCTAACAGTAGCAACTATATTATCAGTATCACTGTCATCCCATACACAGGTATCTTGGTATATACTTGCATACTTATAAGTGATGCTATCCGCATCTATTAAAGCTATCATATTTAATTTCCCAAATCTTTTGTAGCTATGTAGTAACCACCATTATCTAAATAAGAGGGAGTTAGCATAGCTAGTATATCTAAAGCATCCCATAAGCCTACATAAGAGTAAGAGACAGTCTCTCCTAGTACTAAGTCCTTATTAGGTACTCTATCACTTTGTACAAACAAGAAGTGTGTTAAGGCTCCCTCGTCAATTTTGTCTTCCCACCATTTAACTTTACCAGGGCAATTGCTATATACATTAAAGTATTTCTGTACCTCTTTAATGTCTACCCGCATGTCTTTATAAATAAAATCGTGGGCTAAATCATACCCCTCTTCTACTGCTTTTTCCTTTATTAAGGTATACTCTAAAAGGAGATAATTTACTCCTCCTTCACACTTAGTAGCCCAATCTTGCATATCACGCCACTCTAAGAAGGGCGCATCTACGGTAATACTTCTATTTACTAGTTCTTTTAACATTCTTCTATCTCCCTCAATTCAAAGCTAATATACTCTTCTGCCTTTTTTACATCTACTTTAGTAGCATTTAGAGCATATATCCAGCGATCATTAAACCCATACTTTAGTTGTAAACAATCAATGAAAGGCTTCAATACATTATCTAGATCAGATAACTTGCTACTTAGCCCTACCTCAATTACTAACAATATCTTACCTTTTGGTACTTCCATTTCGTTAGGTAATAAATGCAATAAGGTCTTTTCAAAAGCCCTGTACTTCATAGACTTTATTTTTCTTCCGTTATACATTAAGTTTGCACTTAACGGCTTTGCTTTAATGTGTATCATTTTTCTTAGTACTCCTTAGTGAGTCTCTGCCCAAGTGTTTCCTATATTTGCTTCGCCTTCTAACTTAACTCTAAATTGCAGTCTTTCTTGTGTTATTGCAAAACCTGCTTCTGCAACTTTAGCAAACTCTTTAGCAATACTTTCGTCTACTTCCCACTGGCATTCGTCGTGTATCGACCCTATCTGCTCGTAATGCTTTCCAGGTATCCAGCCTTTGGCTTGGTATAGTGCGTCTACGTCTACATTGTAGTATTTCATAACTAATGCACCAGCGCCTTGTAATAGTACGTTTAGAGCGCTGTGCGGGCTCCTAACGTAATACTTACGCCCACTTAATCCAACTAAGAAGCCTTTAGCAGCTGCTTTCTGTACGGCATCACTTAATTGCTTTAACGCTGGCAGCTTAGCAAAGAAAGTTTCTTTTAGCTTCTTACCATCTTTAGCACTACCATTAACTACTGTGCCTAACTTTGCGTGGCCTGCCCCATATAAAAAGGCATATATAAAGGTCTTTGCATTGGCTCTAGTGGGTAAGCCAGCAGCCTCTTGATTAATAGTATGAATATCCCCATTAACTACTTGCTCGCCATACTCACCATTATCATACCTTGCCATATAATGGGCGAGCATGCGCAGCTCAAGGCCACTCGCGTCACACCCAACAATAACTTTACCTTTTGGTACAGTAAATAGCTCCCTACACTCAGCCCCCATAAAAGCTCTGCTACTTGGTACTTGTGCTACATTAGGCCTCATATGTGTGCATCTACCCGTAACAGCACCTAGCGTATCAATCTCACCGTGCATTCTATGATCATCTCTTACGAGTTTTAACCATCCATTAGCCCCCTCAGCTACCATACCTAGTACCTTACGTATTAAGAAAAACTTAACTAATAAGTCTGCCTCGGGCTTTCCTACTTCTTTAAGAATACTCTCATCAATAATAGGAGAGCCTTTCTCCGTTTGTTTTGGTGATTCCCAATTGTATAAGTGTTTCAACCATTTAGCGATATGGTGTCTACTGCCTGGATTGAAGTACACCTCATCCCAACGCCCCCATTCACCATCTTTATCGATAGCACCCCTAAGTACTTGATTTTTATACACTTTACTCTCAGTACCATCTTTGTTAAATTGCTTAACCTTATTCATAGGAACCCATTCAGCTAAAGGTTTGAAAGTATCTTCCAGCTCCTTTTCAATGTTTTCCTTATCTTGCATTAGTTGTACATGTAACTTCTCAGCTGCCGCGGTATTAAAGTACCACCCGTATTGCACTTGTCTATTAATAATGCGCGCAAAGTTGTGCTCAATATCTAAAGCTTCTTGTGGCACATTCTTAGTCAGTAACTTCTCATATAACTTTGCAGTTACTTTTACGTCTTGCTCACAGTAATCTAACATCTCAGTTGTAAATACATCCCAAGCTGCTGATTGCTCGCCATAATCACCTTTATGCTCAGCTAACCGATAGCCCCAAGCTTTTAAACTATGAGAGCCTTTCATCCGAGGTGGTACTCTAGTGCTACGACTGTCTATATCAATCAAATTGTAATAGGCTAGCTTACTCCATAAGAGAGTATCTAATACCTTACACTCTTTATGCAAATCGACCCCATATAACTTCTGTATTACAGGTATATCAAAATTAATACCATTATGTGCAGCAATTGTATCGGCAGCGCGTAAGTCCTTGATTATTAAAGGAATTTCTTCAGGTCCATATCTTTTGTATTCCTTAGTCTCTGTGTTGTACGTAACACCACAATGGATTTGTGTGACTTTAGGCAATAGCCCATTAGTTTCAAGATCAAATAAAATCATTAAAATTCCTCCTGTAATTCAAAGCTTTCTGCTGATGTCATTCTACCTGTTTCTTTGCTATACTCTAAAGTATCCGCGAGACCTACATCACCTACAAATCTATTTTTTAAGACTCTTAGTTTAACTTGATCACCAAACTCCGCATCCTGCATATCTCTTTCTACCCCAATAACACCATCGGAGAGCTGCGCAATCGCTCCAGAACCTCTTAATTGGGCCAAGGTTACTTGCGCACCATCTTCGTGGCCTTTGTCCCCCTGAGGGCGCTTAAGGTGACTTACAATCAAGATACCAGCTTGTGTCTCCTCTGCTAAACTACGTAAGTTAGTCATTAAAGCATCAATGGACCTTCTTTCGTCTCCATCGGCAGTGCCGCTAACCACAATTGAAATATGGTCTAATACAATAAAATCTACACCATGCTGCGTAATCAATAAGCGTAACTTGCGTAATAGGTTGTCCTCATCTAAGCTGCCAAAATGGTCGTAAAAGTATAAATTGCCTTTGCCTAATGTAGCATCAAAGCTTTCTTTCTTATCTTTATCAGAAATAGTATCATATTCAAAGAAAAGGGGTTTGTTTAAATACATTCCCATAAAAGAAAGAGCAGAACGCTTAACATTTTCTTCTAGTGCTACATAACCGACCTTTAACCCTTCTTTCATTAATAGGTGATACGTAATCTCTTTAACGATTGTACTCTTGCCTACACCACTACCAGCTGTAAAGGTGACTAGCTCTCCTTTACGGATGCCTTTAAATTTTTCTTCTAGTTGTGGGAATGGATAAGTGAAGGTCTCGAAGACTTCCTCGCTGCTAACGGCTTCCCATAAGTCCTTACTATTAATTACGCCATCAATGCGCATCTCTTCAGCATTGTATGTTGCACTAACTACTGCAGCTTTACCTTTAGCTACAAGCAACTCATTAGCATCTTTATACCCTGTCTTTCCCATAACCTTCAATTGGCCTGGCTTAAAAAGCTCAGCACATTCCTCTGCAGCTTTATGTCCTGCAGCGTCATCATCAAACCATAGAATAACTTCTTTAAATGAAAGGACCCACTCTAAGTTTGCTTTAATATTCTTAACAGCACTTTGGGCGCCATTAATAATACTAACTACTGGCCACTTACCCTCATAAGCTTCTGCTACAGATAAAGCGTCAAGCTCGCCTTCAGTAACCACTAGTTTTCTACCTCCAGATGAGAATAGTTGCTGTCCAAACAATTGAACGCTACTATTGCCTTTAAATCTGAAAGTCTTATCTGCATATCTAACTTTTTGACCTGTAAGTTTCTTACTTTCATCGAAATAGTTAGCTACTTGTATTACATTACCTTCTTGGTCCTCAGCGACGTGATAACCATATTTGCGGCAAATGTCTTTACTAATGCGTCTTTTATTTAGGGCGACGTAGTCCCCGTGATAAAGTGTGTCCTTACTCATACTAGTTCCTGTTGTATTAAAAGATGTTTGCACCTTTGCATCACCCTTCCAATTGGTGCACACAAAGCAATAAGAGGAACCATTCGAATAGACGGCTCTACCATCACTACTACCACACTCAGTGCAAGCTTCGTGACGTACAAATTCACCCTCTTCTGTATTTGTTATCATAATAATTCCTTATAAATAAAAGTGGGGCAATTAAGCCCCAAGTGGTAGTTCCCATTGGCGCGACTACCAGCACGCGTTCACCCTTTAAAAGTCGCTGTCACCAGCTACTGCTACATCTTCTCCAAAACCTTCACCGGTCTCATCACCGAAGCCTTCATCAGCGCCCCCTGAAAACTCAGATAACTCTACAATTTGGACTTTCTTTAACTTGTAAGAAATACCTACATAATTGCCATTAGCCATATGATAAGGCGATGCCCATACTTGTAATTTAATCTTACTACCATTGCCAATTAAAGTATTCCAATCTTGCTCTTCAATGCCCTTAGCATTAAATACTGGGATCGTTACAGCATTCTCTTTAAAATCAATTGCATTAGCTTTTGTTTTAATTACAATATTACCTGTTTCGTTTCCGTCTTTATCGGTGTCTTCCCAAAATACCTCACGAGTAACTACTTGCTTAGCTTTAGCAGGAGCCAAGTTTTCTTTAGCTTCTGCAAGTGCTCTATCACGTAAGTTCTCCATACCTTTAATAAAGTGTGCTGTGCTTTCATCCTTTGGGTCTAGCACGACATCTGCTGAGTATTTACCCTTAGCATCAAACTTATAATCAGGTTCTATAACTTTTACCCATAACGCTTCGCCTAATGGTGTTACAACGCTCTTGCCTTTTGTATTTTGAATTGGTCCTGTTCTTCCTGCCATTTCTTTTACCTCTCTACTTAATGTTTAAAAATACTACTCATGACGGTGCCATAAGCTTCTACGCTTTTCTCGAATAGGTCTTCATCTTCAAGAGCAGCTGCTAACGAGATACCAAAGTTATCGTACTCAATATTAAGTACTTGTAACTCGGTCTCTATTTGAGAGATAATACCGGTTAGGAATGTTTTTTTAGCTTCTAAATAACTTCCTTGTGTCCTAGCACTATCTTCCAATTTCATAATTTGTTGAGTTATTTCAATCAACACATCTTCTAACTCTTCTATCATATTCTCCTCATCTTACTTCAATAGGGATACCTTTTATAAG